GAATAAGAGTCCGACTCTCCATCTGCGCTCTAAGGTCCGAAATGCTGTTGATAGTGTCTGCCATCACACTCATCTCATCAAAAGCCCCCTGAGCTTCTGGAGGCAACGCCTGTGAGGGTAGAGAGGACACCTGAAAGCTTCTCCCTTTACGCCAAGGTGTTTTACCATAGGTACCACTAAGAACCGTTGTACGGTCCGCTGAGCCGTCCTCAAAGGATAATAGACCAGATGCTAGTGCAGTAATTGGATTGGTGATAGCTTCGGAGAACTCACCAACACCCATAAGGCCGATCTTCGAGAACTTGAGATACCCCTCATTATCCACAGAGAGTTTGAACCCGTAGGTGTGCAGGATCTCCCGGATTACGGAGACCATTTTGATACTATTAGAACTGGCTCCCAGTATGAGCTGGTCAACCTGTGCCCACGGTGTCGCTTTGATAAGATCATGTACCTCTTGAATGGAGGCGTCGGAGAAAGCATCTGCTTTATCTAGTGACCAGTTGTGGTGGAATACATCAAAGCGATCAGCATTGATACGCTCACTTTGGGTACTCATCAGAAACCCTGCGCAGATGGCAAGGGGGTGGTATTTGTAGACTTCCACAAGACCTGTGTTAATTGTTAGATACTCATAGGCTTCTGTAGGCCCATGAAATGTCTTTGGATCTTCTGTATCTCTCTTGATCCCAAAAAGGGCATGGAATTCTTGGAATTGTTTGTCCAGATCCTCTTCATATACAAAATCAGACCCAAAAAGACCGTCTAACCCACCATCATTTCTCAGGAAATAGCCGGTATCAGAATCAAATTGTCCGTCTCCCATGTAGACACAGTAGTCCTTATCGACCTGCAAAAAGACACCTCTCTCAAGAGATCCAATCAAGGGCGATCCATCGGGTTCATGCGTTTTGTACATATTGAAAGAGATATCACTATCCGTTTCAATAACGTCCATTTGTCCGACTAAGGAGTACCCAGTCAGCCCACCACTGCTGGCCACCCGGATAGAATCGCGGATGTTGTTTGCCTGATGTGGAAAAGAGATCGGATTTTGGTTTACGCTCATTCTATCTAGACCGGAGAGATACGAGTTCATCTCAATATTGATACGAGCATTTTTCATACCAACACTGTTAGAGATCACTCCGATATCACGGATAACTTGCCCATCATCTGGAGTCCAACTGAAAAGTGTAGCCTGCCTCCCAATCCAGAACGGGACATCATCATATATGAAATTACCTTCTTTATGCCTCTGGGCTTTAGAACCCGCAGCAGCTCTCACACAGCCTTCATATACGCCGCCGGTGGTATGACCACCCTCTGGTACATAGATCGTCTCTTTGCCCAAGTAGTAGACTACATAGTTGGTATCTCCCTCTATATCAAAGGGGGCAGTATCTAATCCAGAGGTGCCAAGATCCAGTGTGGTATCTGCTGCTGCTATCTCAGCGCCCACTTCTGATATGGCCTGATCCTGTAGCCTGAAAAAAGTAGACCCAACCTCATCTGTTGCAGACAAGGAGAACCGGTAGGTAGAGAATTTCTCCCGGACCCGGTAGGGGTCAAAGGATGTGGCTATAGCTCCTACGTTGGTGAGAAGACATGGGATAACAGAATACGTTATGTCGCCGCTGCTATCATACTCAATATCATCTTCTAAAAGAGGGATTGCTCTCTCCGAAGACGAGAAAGCGAACATGGCTTGCCCTGCATACCCCTTGCGGTTTATACCAGCTATGGTAAATCCATAAACTCTCACAGGGTCTCCTTGATCTCAGAAGCAAAAGTTTTGAAACGGAGATTAACGCTATATTTCTCTCCGTTAGATCCGGGCTCATCGGCTATGCAGTTACTAAAATCACTGATTTGCTGAGGATCATCCCAAACTGCTTTGATAATTTGTAGGTGATTATTTTTCCTCAATGCGATCTTGAAATGACCAAACTCGTTTTCTGGATTACTGAATTTAGGTAGTGTTTCCCATAGTTTTTCAATCGTATTATTTGTAACTTTGAGCATCGAATCTAAAGCGGAAGTACCTGCATACGTTTTTTCCAGCTCCTCTTGTACAAAATTCCTATTCTTATACACTAGTACAGACCCCAAATGATTTAAAGAAATTCCGAGTTGTATAGAAGGATTAAAACCTACGGATGAGGTATTCGGTCCTGTGTCCGAAACGGATATAGTCTGTGTTGCCCAACCTCTGTAATCCATGATAACTAGATCATCTATCCACTTTGTACTTGTGGACAGATCATGGGGGTACACAGTGAAAGAGCCCCCAACTGTCCCTAAATAAAGAAACCCATCCTCCACCGAAAAATTAGTAGTGTCTTCTGGTATACCTAATTGCATCAGCGGGTAGGTCCATTGGGGGTCTTCGACTAGATATTGAAGGCCCGATGGCCCAGTTAGTATGTAATTTTGCCTTTCATCCCAGAATGCTACTTCCACGTCAGGATCCCCAGTGGCGTCAAAAAGCAGATCGGTAAGTATCTTGTGTAAACTGTCAGGGGGATCTCTCAGTGTCCAATAAAAACCAGCCGGAACATTAATTTCGTGACGCCCACTAATGGGGTGGTCTATCACAATAGTATTTTCGCCCGCCACCACCTCATGGGGGTAGAAAATTGACAAACTACGGAATTTTGGCATATCAATGTCTCCAATTGCTGAACGTCACGAGAACCTTGAAATCCAATTCATAGCGCTCTCCTCCGGGTATGTCCCGGATAACAGACCTAACATCTGAGAAAGACTGAGGATCTACAAAACGGACCAGCTCGTACTCATGGTCTTTATAGTTAAGGGAAGCTCCGTCTTCTGTACCTGTATTATGAATGAGAATGCTGTCTCGACCTGACTCCGCTCCTACTGTCCAAAGATCAAGGAATTTGTTATAGTAATTCTGTGTGATTAGATCGGTGGGTGGAAGTAGCTCAAAAATATCAGCGGGTGCATTTCGAACATACGGGGAGGGTACATTAAAATACCGTATCCTACGGTGGTTCTGGCCCACCCACCTATTCACATAATACTGCCCCTTACCATAACCTGCCGAAAATGACTGTTTAGTTTGATTAGATCGTTTGTCAGATGCGGCAATACCCGGACACCAAGTTCCATAAGGTACATAAAATGCCGTATTATATGACCCGCCCATAGTGTTCTCCCCCAGAGAATAACTCCATTGCTCGGGGGAGGGGGTAGCCATTCTCTGCCCAACTAAACTGGCATCCTTAGAGGACTGATTGAAAGCTGGATCTAAATAAGAAGAAAGGCTCCAATCCGTCGTACCACTGGTCCGGTTGATCTTAAATGCGCTGTTAGGTGGCCCTTGGTTAATAGGATCTGCTGATACAATTTCAAATGTGTTAGCTACTGCCACTTCATTTAAAGAAGCCTCTAACATCGACAAAAGCGGTAAAAGATCTACATTGGATACCTGTGGTGTTACCCAGCCAGCTCCGCCTGTGAAAGTTATAAAGGCTTCGTCGTCTTTGATATTATAATACCAACCCTCTTTAAGGCGGATATCTTGATTTACTTCCCCGTCTTCCTTATACCGGAAAGACCAGAGGGTTGGTGACTCCGCAGGTAACCAAATAGGGTAGACCCATTTGTCTGCTCCTGTGTAGAAATTAGTCATTATCCTCTACCTCCGCCTAAGCCACCCACTCGGTTATTAAGCTCTCCCTCTACGAGATCTGTGATACTACGGGCCACCTCATTCTCTTCACCCACAAGAGCACCACGAGCATCTACGGAGATATTAATAGGCTGTCCGAACCTTTTCTCTTGCTCATCAGCTATGCTCTTAGCGATGTTTTTAGCAAGCCGATCATTCTCCTGCTCCTTAGAGTTAGCAACACTACTATCCTCGTCGTCTTTCATACCAGCAATGGTAGAGATACCAGTAGCCAGAAGACCGACACCAGCAGCAATAGCCCCGAACGGGTTAGCTGCCGACGCTGCATTTAGAGCTAACTGGAAAGCCAGCGCTTTTTGGATCATGGCACCCACCCCTTGAACACCCTTAGCCCATTTCTTAGAGGCACCATTTGCCTGTCCCATAGCGCTAATAGCAGATCCGATGCTGGTAGTCATACTACTAAGGGCCGCATTTTTCTCTTCTATAGTAGCCTTTCCCTCATCTTGGGTTTCCGAACGCTCTTCTAAAAGTCGGTTGATCTCACCTTCTAGTCCTGCCCTCATGCGTATCATCTCCAACTCGATCTCAGAGTTAGAAAGACCTTCTGCTTCCATTTCCTGTTTTCGGAGCCGCATTGCCTGAAGGGCCATCTCATGTGCCATTTCCTCAGCAAGGGCTGTGTTCTTCTCCAGCAAAAAGGTTCGCATTGCCTCTGCATGTGCTATATCAGCATCCCTTTGGTCACTTCTATCCGCCGCAGACGCTTCTGCTCTAGCCAAGTTAAGCTTCTCTTGTCCAAGAGCTAATTCTCTTGCGAGTCCAGTAAGATTTTTCTCGTCTGCCTGTGCTCTTGCTAATGCTAGCTCGGCCTGTGCTTTCTCAACATCGGTAACAGCATTGAGGATATTTAGACGTTCTTTTAGGAACTCATTCTCCTCGGCTGCTCCACTACCACTACCACTACCCCCGCTAGTAGTATCACTATTACCACCATCTCCTGAGTCCGCCCCCGAGCTGCTCTCTTCCACTTCTACAGTGCTATGGTGGATACCCTCTTCTGCTACTCGTAGAAGCTCTACAAGCTCTTCACGGGCTCCCGCAGTACCTTCTGCAATACGGTCCATCAGCTCCTCGACCTTAGCACCCATGTCCTCGTCCAGAGTGTCTTTCAGATCATTGATACGCCCATTGAGAGAATACATATCCTCTTCGGCCCCTGCCAGAAGCTGATCAGAACTCTCGCCGAACATATCGGACAGGGCCTGCGTATTATCTACAGCGCCAGCAAGACCGTCACGTATGGTTTCGATCCCCGGAAAAGCATCGGCAAAAGGGTGGTTGGCTAGTTGAGCCATCGTATCAATAAGAGCAGCAAGTCCTTTTAGAAGTACGCTAAGACCTTCTGAGATGAATGCTCTGACCACCTTACCCAGAAGTAGAACAGCACCCACACCCACACCCAAGCTCTTGGCAAAGAGCGTTAGACGCTTGACTACAGTGCCTATGAAAGTGGCACCTGCTGCCATTCGCTTTGCCCAGTTGTTGATAGCTTCGGTCATAGAGATCACACCACGTATTCCTAGTAGTAGCCCTTTGTCTACAAATTCTCGGACCGAAGATGTCCCTGTACTCATGGAACCTAGTATAGCTTTGCCTACGTCCACAAAAGCATCGGCTAGGATCTTGATAACACCAACTACTGGCCTGACAGTATCTGCTACAATTCTCATAGCAGTCTTGATCTTATCTAGGACCTGCTCGAATTTGGTACCACCACTGCTAGCTTTAGTGATCATATCTACAAAGCCATCACTGGACTCTGCTAGATCCTCGAAAGACTCTTCCGTGCTGATAAGTCCACCAAAGATCTCTTGAAATACCGTCATTACCTCTTTCATGACAGGCATAAGTGTCTGTCCGAACGCTATCCCCAATGTTTCGATAGTTCCCGTGAGGATCTGCATCTGGCCATTAAACGTATTGAGCTGCTTGTCCGCGATATCCTGAGCAGTACCACCAGCTTCCTGTAGTTCTTCGTCAAACTCCCGTATAGCACCTGCTCCCCTACCCAGAAGAGCCTGTAGAGCGGGTCCAGCTTCCCTACCAAAAAGATCTATTGCATTCTGTGCAGTGAGGCCCCGTTCCTGTAGGTATTCTAGTGAGCCTGCGAACCCTTTACTTTCAACATCGGCTGCCGTGAGAGATCCTCCTAACGAATCGGAGGCATCTACCATTTTGGAAAGGATATTATTGAAACCGGTTCCTGCCCTTGACCCCTTGATATTAGCGTCTGCCAGAAGACCCATAACAGCAGCGGTTTCTGAGAGCCTGATCCCCAGTCCGTTTGCTACAGGGGCTGCGTAAGACATTGACTGCCCCAACTGCTCCATCGTCTGAGAAGAAGATGTGGCTGTGGATGCCATAATATCGGTAACGGCTGCCATCTCAGTAGCTTCTTTCCCAAAACCCTGTGTAATACCTGTTAAGATCTCGGTGGTCTGAGAGAGATCCATCCCCGATGCAGCTGCACCATTAAGAACGGCCTCAAGTGCAGAGGTGGCCTCAGTGGCAGAATAGCCACTCATTGCCAGCTCTTCTAGTGCGCCCGCAGCCTCATTGGCTGAGAAAGCACTTTTTGCTCCAGCACTAATAGCTGCCTTTTCAAATGCTTCTAGTGATCCTGTGAAATCATCTGTTTTAGCGGCAGCAGAGGTGAGAGTAGCCTCAAAATCTCCAGCTCCTTTTACAGCAAGTCCTGCTAGTGCAGCCGTAACAGCGGCAGCGGCAGTCCCTACTTTGGCTAGTCCCATAGACAAAGACCCCAAAGACTTCATGGCAGAACTTACATCCGCACCTATTGCTAATTTTACGGCGCCTAGTGCTGCCATGTTATCCTCGGGGTCCTATGGATTTACTTTTTTTGAGCTTTGGAGAGCAATCTCTGATATGCGAGAAATTCTACTACGTCACTAGCCCTCCATTGTTCTTCTATCTCGTTAGGGAGTAGCCGGTAGTCCATCATGCGGGAGCAGTCCCACAGGAGTTTCCTACCGGAGTCGATTAGTTTTTTTCGGCCTCGTCAAGGTCTACGACTTTTGCTGATACCCGTTCAATAGCATCGGCCAACTGGGACAGGATGCCATCATTATGAGCACTAGACTCAGCCAACTCTTCGAGGTGGCTTTTATCAAAGAACTGCTGCCCCGTCTCTTTTAGGAAAAAGCAATCCAAGATGATCTCGCCCATATCAGGGTTCTCGATCTTGAAATTACCCTTAGCCATCCCCCGGAGGCTGTGCTTGGCTTTGGGGCTGCGGCATTCAAGCAGAACGCCATCAATTTCGACGTCGACGGTCGGACCTTTATATGTAGGTCCACTGAAAAACTGTGCTCGTGCTTCTTTTAACTGATCGGACATTACGATCTCCTTATGAGATTATTAGGTTATCCAACTTCAAAAATAACCTGACTATTTCCTAAACTTTTTGGACTTGCACTCACGAATGATACTGAGGCTCCCTGTACGGCGTCTACAGACATTTCAAGAGCCGCTGAGGTTAACATCACCACTGCCCTCTCGTAATACTCTACGTCGCTATTGGGTTGGTATGAGAGGACAATGAACTTCCTACCTGCCAATAGATCCCTTACGCTGTCTTCGGTACCACCATCTCCGTCCATTGGTTGATCCAAAAGAACAAATGCTGATAGGTCACCACTAACTTCTGATAGTCCGTAGATCCGTGACACGTTAGTATCACCAAACGCAGTAGTGACCTGATCATTGGCGGACTGCTCAAAAGAGCACTCAGAAGCCCTAGCCCAATCAAAACGTGGTAGGTATTCGCCGCTGGCACGGACCATTTTACCGGTCTGAGAAGCGGAAAATACCACTTTACCACTAAGGTATTTGATAGTATGAAGTGGTGCAGCGGTCCAAGTAGCGCCTGCGTCATCTGAGACTTCTACTGTGACTGCTGTTTCCCAATTCCAGATCGATCTAGCGGAAGCATCGACCTCAAAGGTTTTACCATCTCCAGTATTGGATAACGACTCTTCCGTCATTGTTATCGGCTCCCCCGTTAATTGGAGGACAGTTTTATATCCTGCTGTGGCATTAGCCATGTTCTTCTCCTATTAAAAGGGGGTTATATTAAACTACTGTTACCGAACCATTAGCCAGTGAGAAGGAATAAGAGCGATCTCCACCCCTACCATCTACTGCACTTTCAGTTGCGATAGACGTGCAGATAAATTCTGCACTTAGTCCATTCGTTCCGTCATAAAGATAACGTACATATACGTTATCTCGGGCAGAAAAGTTGGTCTGAATAAGGGTTTGACCTGCATCATCAGAATCAGCATAACCCGAGCAGGATGCAGATGCATCGCCCAAGCCATAGATCCTACGGACATTGGTGTCACCAAATTCAGTAGCTGCAATTTCTTCGAGGATTTGTTCAAAATCGGCGGAATCCATTCCACCTAGATCGGTCCACGTAGATCCATCGTCCGAAACTTCGAGTGTACCGTTAAAACCTGCTGTGGCATTAGCCATGTTGTCGCTCCTGATATGGGAAGGTAGTGAGCTTTTACTCTACACCTATTGTTTGATTATTAGGGTTTTACTCTTGCGCACTGACCGTGCAGTTGATTGAAAACTTATACCGATCACTGTCATCAATAGAGAGACGAAGTGGCGGCGAGTTCGGTTGTATTACCATCGTTCCCGTAGGACTGGCATTACGGAGAGCATCATAAACGTCATTGGCGGTCGTCTGTACTGTGTCTTCTTCACCGGGATTTGATCTCACCAACACCTGAATGCTTATCTGGTGGATCTGTTCAGTAGATCCGAACTCACTTTGAGGCTGAAAACCCCCATACTGAGCTACGAAAATGCTGTCATCGGGGATATAAGCGTTTGACGGTTTCTCAGTCCCCCTAAAAACATTAGAAAGTCCCTCAGAGATAAGATGCTGCCTCACTATTTCAGGGTAGTCTCTCATTTAAGCCTCTTACCCAGTTCTGTGGTTATGATGCCTTTGACATCTGTCTCTTGCATAGCTCTTTCGAGGAACTTATACCCTGTAGATCCACTATTTTCATGCACGTCAATGGCGTAATCTTCGGTATATAGCACAAATACCTGTCCTCTCTCTTTTAAAACCTTACCACTAGCCCTAAGTGCTCCGGTTACAACGGGTACATACTGCGTAGAAACCTCTAAAACCTTCTCTGCTGCAATTTCTGCTGCTTTTGTGGACTCAGCCTCCAGTTTAGATCCGAACCCTTTTACGTTGGACATGAGAACTTCTAGGGGGTTGCTCATAGCACGATCTCCGTTACCAATTGACCAGTTAATCCAGTGCTCCGGGTTACACCTGCGGGGGTATATTTCTTACCACTCGGCAGCGTAACTTCATCTGTTACTCCGATGTCAGGATCTGCGCATTTTATAACATGGTTAGCATCTACGAGGATGCCTTCTGCTAATATGCGGCCTTCTGCCGATCGGATCTTGCATTTGACCTCTCTAGCTGATCCGTAGGAAGGTTTTCCTGCTCCATCTACCCCTGTAACAGCCTTGACCTCTATAACGTCTGTATATGCCTGTGAGAAGCTCATACGACCACCATACGCCGGTACTTGGATACTACTGCATCGAAAACAGGAGATCTCATTGTTGTAGCACTATTATTATAGGAAACGGAGTCTCCCAACACACTCATTGAGCTAATTGCGGGGTCATTGCCCTTTCGGTAGTACTCTAGAGATACCTGAGCCACGACAGCATCTTGTATATCGTAGGGGATAGTGGCGTAACCCGCTTCATATACCACTGTGTATTCGTTGATCTCCTGCACTTCTGGAGTCCCATCAATAGTATAAGATGCGATCCCAGTACCGTCCCAGTAACCTCCGTTGGTTTTAGTAACGAATCCGACCTTATCCTCTAGCTCATAATCGGCTGAGGCGATCTCAGAGCCTCGTAGAGAGATTGACGTAATAGATGTGACTGGATGCTCAGATAGGTGCAAACGACGTCTTCCTGAGGACTGTGAGAGCTTCTCAGTAACTGTCCTTTGATCAAACGACCTTTCTGTTAACGTATCGAAAAAAGCGGAAACCACTCGAAGCCGTCGTTCCAGATATTGATCATGGGAGTCGTCCGCTAGTTCTATCCCCAGATCAAGTTTTAGATCAGCCAGCGTCACATACATTATTCGACCTCTTCACGACTCTCATGTTGCCAGCAAGTGGACTCCCCTTCTTTAGGCTGTCTATTACAAGGAGCACCATCGGCTGTTTTACCTGCACAGGTAGCTTGATCTGGTACGTCGGCTTTTTCATAATTGAGGATTTGTACATCACCAGCAGACTCCAGCCGTAGCGCTTTTTTCTCTTCATATTCGTAGATAGATAGGCGGTTGTTGCCAACCAATTGTTTACAGCGGTATAATTTCGGCATGTGAAACTCCATTTATGGCGGGTTTGAATGCGACCAGAGGGGAATCGAACCCCTCTCAAGTACCATAGGTCGCTTTTTACTTAGGATACATTAGCAATGTTTGTGGTCAGAACAGCTACCCGCTTGTTCTGGGGCATCTTACCATCTGCATGTTGCACGAGACGGAACTGAGTCAGATCCGACGAGTGAAACTGGTGCTCGGAGATGGAAAGCTCTGGAGTCGTCATGATACCAAGAATATACGCCTGAAAATCTCCAGCATATACACGGGTCGCATTGGTAACACCTGTACCAGAAGATGCGGTTTCAGCAGCATCGTTGAAATCGTTTCCGATCAACCCAGATGCACTGAGGGGGTACTGATCAAGTTCCATATCTGATCGAGTTTCACCGAAGATTCGGTTACCACTAGTTCTCTGACGACGAAGGAAATTGACGTGGCTGATACCGGAAAGCACTTTGACGTCCTGTAGACTGACGTTCACGGGGTCAGTGGTAACAGCTTCAGCGATCTCGTGGACTTTTGCTTCATAAGCTGCAAGATCCGAAGACCCGATCAGCTCGAACTTATTGTCAGCGTGGATCTCAGCAAAAATGTCGGCAGGTCCACCAGCGGAGCCAAGAAGGATTGCTCTCTCCATCTCCACAGCAAGATCCTGAATCATCTTATCGGTAATCCAGTTGGCCTTCATAAGGGGGTCCATACGAAGGAAATCATTCGTCACTCGTACACGGCCTGCACACTTTTTAGCTACAAGCTGCGTGCTGGCAGTGTCATACTGAGAAGCAGTGATCTCGTCACTTTCTGCGGTCCATGCAAACGTCGCTTTCTCTACCTCATCGGAGATATCGAGAGTCTTCGTCTCCATCGGTCGGACCTGTACCATGTTCAAGAGGGTAGCTTTGACACGAAGCTGGCCCAAGATCTCCTGAAACAAGGGAGATCGGAGGGTTTTAGCAGCTCCACCACTACCTGCAACGACATCACGCTCTTCCATGTGAGGAACGAGTACTCGTTTTACGAATTCGGGTTCCGACGCATAGCGCTCTAGATTAGCATACTGGTTCTGAGCATTCTGACGTTCACCGGCTTCATGAGCCCGGATATGACAGGCAACCCATTCCCGAAGAGCCGATCCGTCCGAAGAAGGCTGATACCCAACCCACTTGGAAGTACGGCTTTCGGTATGTACAGCGGGTGCCGAAGCCAATTTCTGATCCATACGGCTCTCCAACTCTTTTTCGGATTCTCCAACTCGCTTGGAAACCCGCTCATCGATAAACTCTTCTAGCTCTTCCAACTTACTCTTTTGATCAGCCATATAAAGGCTCCTATATAGGTTTGTTAAAACTCAAAGTCTTTGAGGTCCAATCCGGCTAGGGGATGGATCTCTTCTAAATCTTTCTGGCGAAGCTCATAGAGTAACTGATCAATATAAGACCGGTCCTCTGGAGCTTCTGTATCGTCTTGTTCCGAAATTAGGGGTTCGGGGTTCGCCGGCTCATCCCCCCTAAGAGATCCTCTAGCCTCTACGGTTATATTGACTGGTTTACCGTAGTCGGCATCCCTTTTTGCTAGCTGATCAACCATTTCTTTGATCGTATTCTCCAGTACCTCGACCCTCTCCTCGACGGTGAGCACCACTTCTTCTTTCTCAGGTTCCACGATTCCTCTCTCAGCTATATGATCAGCTATAATCTGGTTAAATTCGGCTAAATAGTCCTCAGCGGTCGCATCTTCGGGCATTGATCTATCTGTTACTAATGCCTCAGGGTTACCCCCGATCCCTACTACCGAAAACTCATATAGTTCCCAGTTATTGTAGATCTCCGTCTCCGTCCGTTCATCATATTCGATGGTAGATCGGTCTACGTGGGCTCCAATAGAGACTGCATTCAGCGTCCCACTGTTTAGTTTCTTGATCACGATGCGCTCAAACTCGGTAAAACCGTCTACCTCGAAATCTGCAACCCATCGACCATCGGAGGTCAGTGTCAGAGCTGTCCCATGTCCAATAGGCAGCATTCCTCGATCATGTCTATAGTAGACCACGGGGTTAGCCAGCCAATTGCGTGTATCAGCTCCTAGAGGAGCAAAAGATGTCCCATAGCGATCACGGACTCCTGTTGAGATCACTGCTCTGAATTGGTTTTCACCTAACTCTTGATCACGACGTATTTCTACCTGTAGATCCTGCGTATCCTTTGAAGGAGCAGTTTCTCTATCGGCCTTATTTTTTACCATTTTGTGCTCCATCATAGGTTAGCTTTTTCTGATTGATCAGTTCACGATTGAGAGCTGCAAAGTACAGCTCCTCCGGCATTGAGCCTGAGATGCGTTTGATACTATTACCCAACGGTGCTCTAGGACTGATCTCAGCCCGTACAGGGGTTTCTTCAGTGTTAGACACATCAAGATCGCCTACTAGAGGTCTATCTCCTCCTGCGACCGGCTGGTGCCCTGTGAGTTTACGTGCATCATTTATCGAATACGCCTGAGGGAATTCTTTCATCACCTCTAGAGCGAATTCATTGTTCTCGGGTACCACTTCCTCATGCACCAGATATACTGACCGATCTGTGGTGATCAGAGGTAGTAGCTGAGCATTCAGACCGTCCAACAACAGCCGGAGCTGTGGTTTGAGGACCATTTTAGCAAACACAAAGAAAGCTGCGTCTATAGTAGCTCTATTACTGTTTTCTGATTTACCTAGAAGCTCCGGTGGGATCCCAAAGGTTCGTCTGATCGTGTCATTGCTGTGCTCTCGTAGTTCAATGAAGCCCATATCAGAGAAAGAGCTGTTGAGAGCCTCCACATCCATCCGTTCTGCGGATAGGAATGAGGTTTTACCTGCATTCTCGGGGCCTTTATTAGCTGCTGCCCAGTCCTCACCGTATTTTTTAACGGCGTCTACTGAGGCACCACTAAGGTTTACTAGTAGATCAGGACGAGCATTATTTTCTAGGGTAGACAGTTCATGTTTCTGGGCTGCCGCAGAGATCGAAACCTCTCTATTGATCGCAGCTCCAATGCCCGTACCACTAATGCATGGCTCTCTAAGGTCAGGAGTGCTGATCTTTACGAGGTTTTTATCCATTGTGGCGGTGTACGTAGCAGATCCTATCTGTACTTGGTATTGAAACCCGCCTTGATGGGTTACCCTCGTAGGGCTAACTGGGATCATGTTCCCATTGGGGTAGACGTAGATATATACGTTGGCTACTGTCAAAGAATATGCAGCTAAGAGCCAGAAAAACGTATATTGGGAGTGAAATCTGTTTGGGTTCGCTAGTTTTCGAGCTACAGGGTGGGTTCGGGCGATCTCCCCATTGATCATGGGATATATATCGGTTCCGGCGATCTGGGATGCGATCAACGAGACACACGAATAGAAAATAGGGTTTTCGTGCAGCTCATCTAAGATCTGGCTTTCTGACAACGAAGAGTTGGACCGATCCATCAAAAACATCCGGATACCGTTGATCACTTTTGGGTCAATGGCTCTTGATTGATCAGATCCCGTCTGATCTCCTGATAATTTACGTTTTAGCCATTCGATCATACGATAACCCATGAAAAAGTGGATGCTTGGAAGAGGTGTTCTAGCGCCTGTGTAGTAGCGTCTATTTGATCATCATTAGCTGCACCTGGAAACCTCGTTGTTTCTGATATATATGCGGACAGCCACGGTGCATTGGAGGGTAAAATCACATTTCCTGTGGACCAGTAGGCTGTGGTTGCACTACAGCGCTCTTCTTTAGAGCCTGAGGGGTTGACCGGGTGTATTCCTGAAAACCTTTTCTTCAGAAGTGGTATTGCGGTACGACCGTCAGCTTTATCTTCTATGAGTATGACGGATGCCTGACCCCACATGGGATCGTTCAGTTTGTTTGTTAGAATAGTCAGGGTTTGGGGAAAATCCCATCTATCTCGAACCTGATCAATGAGATATGCGTTTGGGCCTTTTTTGCCCCACAGTTGTCCCACTGCATACGAGGTATTGCTTCCTTTACCACCATTTCTCAGGTCCCATGACTGAATTATTTGATCAAAGGAGGAGGGTAATGTGGTATATCGGTTCTCAGTCCACTTGGTTTTGATGATCTCACCGCCCGGAGGAGCCGGTTTCTGTTGGTATAGAGCAAAGAATATGCTGGCATTGTGGAGCTGTCTCTCCTCTAACGTATCTATATCAACCATTTCGGGCCAGAGAGCGTCCCCTATTGATCTGGGATCTTTCTTATATTCATCATCGGTGCCCTCTTTGATTGCTGTAAGGACAATATTAGACCAAGAAGCACCTTCTCGCTCCATTAACCAGCCAATCAAATCGTCCATTGTCCATCTGGTATGGATTACGAGTTCTTTTGTATCGGAATGGCCTCTTGATCTAAAGGTTCCGTCGAACCACTCCTTGATGTCAGCATTATATGTGTTTGATCGAGCCTGTTTCATACCTTTATAAGGGTCATCTACTACTAATAGATCGGCTCTAAAACCCGTGATCTGACCGCCAGCAGGTTCTGCAAGTAAATAGCCTCTAGCGCCCCGTATATGAAACTCTTTTGAGGTGAGAGTGTCATTATGATCAATAGCCACCAGAGGGAACACTCGCTGAAAGCTGGGGGTCTCTAGTATCTCTCTGATATTTTTACAGTTATGGCGCACCAGTCGATCTGAGTATGAAGATGTTATGATACGGGTTTCAGGATCACGTCCTAACTGCCAAGCACAGAATAGATTAGTAAGGAAACTCTTAGCGTGTCCGGGCGGCATACTAATAGCTAACCGCTGCCGATCCCCTACAAGAGCCTGATACTCCCTACAGATGGCCTTGTGGTGCCACGAAGGGGTTAGTTCTGGGTATTGGTATAGGTAGAACGCAAGAAAGCTCCTACGAGCTGCCCTGACAGCCTTCTCATCTAATAATATAGCCCGTCTACGTGAGTTACTCATCATCCTCTTGATCAGCTAGGGAACCGATCTCTTCAAGCAGGGCCAGCCTCTCTTCTAACTCTTGATCAGTCATTTGTTTTAGCAATTCTATGGGCCCGCCGTCTTTACCACTGATCTCAACTCGATCAATGAAATCGCCAGCGACTTTCCCAAGCGTCTCTGCTGCTTTGATCCGATCTCTTGGTCCTGTATTCGGATCGCGCATGATCTCGGTCCATAGACGGGCTCTCTCAGTTTTATCTGCTACACGAGGGTCAGCTCCTAGTGCAGCCTGTATAGCTTTAACCACGTGAGGTCTGTTACGAACTTCATGCCCTTTGGAGGAGGCTGAGGCGGGGTTACTAAGGTTATATGCCACCCATGCAGCCTCCTGTGCGCTGCCTGTTACTAGATATTCCGCTACCCAGATCTCCTCCTCTTTCGTGAGGACACGATCAGATGACCATGAGTTATCAGCACCGGCCTCATGTTGCCAGCAGTACCCATCTCGCAGTCCGTCACGGTTGCATTGCTCCCCATTAGCGGTTTTTCCTTTACATTGATCAGACATATGCTCTCCTCTATAGAGTCTTCGGCTTATCTGTATCAATATTAGGGTTTTTGATCAGGTTTGCGGCGTTTGATCAAAGGGGCTAATTCTTGATCAACCCACTCCAAGATCTCAGGATCATCGCCATATTGATCAATAAGATAGTCTTCGACCGCTGAAAGAGGGGTCATATAGTCGTCATAATGGTCTGATCTCAGTTTCTTCGTGCTTAAATGTGAGATCTCTCCGTTTTTCTGCAACTCGACGAGAGACTCAGAGGTAGCATTAGCCCACGTACTAAGGATACGGGGAGATCTGCCTTTAGTAGAGATCACCCTCCCTTTTGACGAGATCCAGTAGTCATTGTATCCTCGTATAGGCTTGATCTCCTCTTCTGGTTCCAGAATCTCTTTGATCAGAATTTCAATACTATTACTCTCCATAACTTTATGTAGATCCTCAAATGATATCTGCATTTTCTAGCTCCATTTGGATCGCATCCGTAACATAGGGTACGATCTCTTCAATGCGACGGGCTGTCAGCTCCACGTGGAGAGATGCATAGTATGGGGTTAGCCCACCTACGTATACATACCACCAAGCGTCTCTAACAGTCTGTGAGTGGGTGAGAAGGGCTTTCTCAATCGCTTTTGAGAGAGATTTCTGGGTTAGGACGAGATCTATGGGCTCAGATGCAGATGGTGTTGATCCTGATATGGATGTTTCGTAAAGATCTTCGTAGGAGATGCCGTTGTTTGAGTCAGTGTCCAAGATCTCTGCTAGATATACCCATACCAGTACACAATCCGATACGGACTCTAACTGTACGGGCCCTGAGGGGGTCCATGATAGGGATATATGCTGTGCGCCTATCCCATCAGGGGTATACCTAGATGTAAGTGAGATCTGGGACATATTACTGACCTCCGTAGATCTTACCGTTGAAGATGAAACGTCCGTCTGTAATGCCGACGAGCCTTACGTCAATTAGTTGATCAGAACTGTCATGGTACACGACACCGAATCCCGTAGCCCAGTTAGGGTTGCTGATATAGTCTGCTTGATCTACGTCACAGAGATGGCCCTGCTCATAGGCTCTACGGGTGCCCTCATAACCTGTGTGTACATACATGCCCATTCTATGCACATGGCCGATCATCACGTTAGGAAAGCCGCCATCTGTGATCGTGGCTTTTGCCGAATAGGCACTGTGCTTAGAAATTCTATTTCCGTGAACAAAGACCATCTCCCCTATTTGGTATGGGTCCATATACTCGTAGTAATCTATATCTAGTGAGGACAGATCAAGAAGATTGGGGATCTCTAGACATCGGAGGCCATATAGCCCTGTATTAGCGTGCTTGATCCTCTGTGCTCTTTGATCATGGTTACCATCGAGGTACACTATCTTGGTGTTAGGGAGTTTCTTACGCCATCTCTCTAGGTAGGCCCGTGCTTGATCAAGCTCTTCTTGTAGAAGCGGTTTACGGGGGTCGGTGGGAAACGAGGAAATGCTATATGCATCTATGAAGTCGCCGTTGAGGATAAGATCGTCCGGCTGGGTATCTACTAGGAACTCCTCGATAGACGCTAGAGCCTTTTTATCTTCAAACGGGATGTGGACATCGGACAGGGATACAGAAAACCGGTACGAGGCTTCTGAGGGAGTCTCAGGTGTTTGATCAGCCCTAACCATTGCCAGTATGTTCTGCACGGTTTTAGTAGTACGATCGAATTTATCTGCTAGGATCTGGCACAGGGCCTTATCAGATGGGAGGTCGAGATTACTATCGAGATATGATTCTAAATCGGCCCGGATCTGGGCATGTACTGAATCACTCATTGATCAGCTCCATTCTCATTGGACGAGTCAAGGGGTACGGGGACAACAGCTACTGCCAGTGCTCCTAGCAGTAGTAACGAAATTAACGTAATTAACGTCATCAGTGTAAATACGGTCATTGATCAGCTCCATTCTCATTGGACGAGTCAGTTGGATTATTATCTTCTGGCTCAAAAATTAACATTTGTGTCCTTTTACATGGTTGATGAAATTTGCCCTACGATCTCTCCATTCAGTCATACGATCAGTGAGATCATTAAATGCATCCGCTGCTTTTTGATCATCTCCCATGCTGATCCAGTATTCGAGGAGAGCGAGGTCCGTTTCATGGCCGAGGACTTCCTCCTCGGGGAGATATTCACGGTATATGGTGATACATTTGAGACGCTCTCCTGCAATAATTCCTCTATCCATACACATATTCAGCTCCTATATGTTCTTTTGATCTCATTGATCACTGCGCTAAGTCGATCGGCTTCCTGATCAAACGTTCTTTTTGATCTAGCTAATTGATCAAAGAGATTTTCCCGCTCTTGATCAAGAAGGTCATGGACCCGCTGTTCCATTTGAGCATAGATCTTTGTGTCAATAACGGCATCCCCCAGTGGAGTATTCAATCGCCATTGCCACTCGGGTCCTGTGGGTGTTTCAGTACGGATTCGTTTAGCATCTTTCAATGCGCAGAAAACTGCCCAGTGGCGCCAGTTATTAAGAATCTGATATACGAGATCTCTGTCCATTTTGTGCTCCGTTTGCTTGGTTAGGTTACGCTGTCTACACCTATAGTAAAATATAACGTCATTATCGATGGGTTTGGCGGTATATGAATATTTATTTTCTTGATCAGGGATCTAGGGGCCTGTAGAGGGGGTAGATAATAAAACTTTTTCTACCTACCTATCTTCCCCGTTTGGATTTAGGATCTCAGATCTCTGCTGAAACGGGACATCTCGTTGGAGATCTATCTCGATCATAAATGCCTGTTTGATCAAGTGGGGTGTGTTCAAAAGCCGGTGCCACTCTCTAAGCTCCTGTTTACTAAGGGGTTTTTGATCAGTGAGATCATTTATATGATCCCACATCCACTCCAGCATCTGGTTTTTGATCATCGGTTTTTCCTGAGATCAGGTCAGTACAGAGAGGTTTCCGGGTAAATGGAGGGTTTCTCTTAATTTTGATAAATTAAGAATTAATGCAAATGAATTGCATTTACATCTAGCCGAGAGTATTTAGAACCAGTGACCAGTTGTAGGGTAAATCGGTTTGATCCAAATCCAACCTCGATAAACCACCGGTCAAAGCTCCTCTACAGGGGTTGTCTCCATCTATTTTCCATCTGGAATCAAATTGTGGATCCCAATACCCATCAGTATACGAGATATCCTCTGAGAGAGCCTGAGAAGCTTCGTGATCTATTTGTAACCTTTGTGAGTGTGCTGGCCTACCTTCACAATCTGAAAGGCTTAG